TGCCTCCGTAAAGGACTTCTCGTTCATTAGCAGAAAGAAATTCTGTTTGAGGTCCGGGATTAGGTTCAAAGATAACTTTTTGTTGAGCTACTTCTACTTCTATCGGTTCAGGCTTAACCTGTGGTAATACCTTCTTCTCTTCTTCCTGTAACTTTGGCTTCAAGGTTCTCTGCTTTTTGTAACGCTTCTTTGTACCTTTGGGCAAGGTAGCGTTGAGTTGAAGCTTCTGTCTTACGTTTCTGTTCAATTCTAATTCTCTTCATTAAACCTACATGTGAGATATTTCTACCTGACTGTGTACTTAACCAGTTTGCAACTTGACGATAACTGTACTGCCTGATAAACTTCTTAGCTTTCTCTAACAGTTCTAGTTCTTCTACAATAGGAAGAAGAAGATCTTTGTCATCCTCACTCTGCTTGTAACCAAAGGGTATAGTCCTACCAACTCTGACTACAGGCTTCCAGTTGTAGCCATCTTCTGTCTCTTCTGGTTTAGGTAATTTCCAGTTTCTATTCGTCTTCATTGTGTTTAGGTGGTAGAATAAAGAGTGGACTTGAAGAGGTTACTTCTACCTTATCGGTTTTTACAAACCCACCTCTGTCAAGTATATCTTTTGCAGCCATCATCTTTTCTTTATTACCCAAGTCTGTAGGACTATGCATAATCTGATGTAAAGAATAGGCAGCCTTTGTTGCACTGCTTGAAATAAACTTTTTAGTTAAGTCAGCTATCTCTTCTTGAAGTGATGAGGTTATTGAAGCAGTAGAGTTATTCTCGCTGTACCCTGCTAGTTTCTTTGCAGTGACAGGATTACCCTCTGCTTCCTCAAAGAGAACATCAAGAAACTTCTGTTGTTTTTCCGTTAAGTTTCTAGCCATTAGATATCTGTTCCTTTTGTTGATTCAGGCAATACTATATTAGGTACAACTTGACACATTGGTTTAGCTTGAAACACTTTAGGACTCTTCATAGCTATCTTTGCTTTATCTACTGAGTTAGCAAAGCACTGTTCTTTTGTTGTCACTAATTCATTGCCTGTTATTACTACACAGCTTTCTGCATATGGCGCAGAACATAGTAGTATTATTGGTAGCCACAAACCCATTATGAAAGCTCAAAGTGAGGTCCATCTATAAATGGTCTTCTACCTTGACTCCTTCTAAGATCTACATAGGCGTTCATAGCCTCTTCCATTGTGCCATCCCAAGTGCGAATGTCATCAATATGCCAAGCTGCTCCCCAACGAATGCCCACGTTTTCAAGCTTTGCAGCTTCCTTCATGGCATCAGCTATATCGTCATATAGACTTAATTCCCATGAGGCCCTCCCTCCAACATATGCCATGAGGTCTACTGCTAGACCTTCAAGGTGTTTAGATTTTAAAGTCTGTGAAGCACCCTTATCAACGAGGGCTTGTTGTTCTTGAGGAGTTCTCATGCCACAGATGCAGCCGAAATCAATTTTGCTAAGACCTATTGCCGATTTGACGCAGTTCTGCAAGGAGTTGTCTACGCCTTCTAGTCTGCTTAAACTTTTTGAACTTAATGTATAACTCATGTCTATCTTCTCTCTTTCTTATGTGGGCATTTTTGTATCTGCACCTTGATACTGGAAACAACTTAGTACCAAGGTACAGTTTTCTGTATGGAAAGTATGCAATTTTATTTTTTAGGTATGAGTCCTGCATCTGCTAACGGTCCATCATCTGTCGCTAACGACATAAAGTAGTCAGCATACTTTTGCAGATTAGGCACTACGTCAAGATGTTCTTTCTTCGTATAGAAGAAAAGGGGTCTGCTGACTTTATAGCTACCATCGGCAATAGTATCAAATGAGGGAGATACTTCGTCAATTACTGAACCTTGCACACGATCTCTATTTTGGTCTAGAAATGAAAATCCAAAAACTCCAAAACGTGATTGGTCTTTTGTTAGTTTCTCGACTATAAGGTTATCATTTTCACCTGCTTCGACAACAGACCCATCCTCACGTACTGAGGAACATCTTGCCTTATAACCTTCTTCTCCCTTTTTCGGCATCTTATATATTTTCTTACAAACACTATGCATAACTAACTCTACAAATGCATCTCTTGTACCTGATGATGGTGGAGGTACTAATACATTAATTTTTACTTTAGGTAAGGTAGGATCTATATTAGACCAATACTTATAACCATTTGTAACCCACTTACCATTAGAAGGTATATCTTTTGCTACAGCTAAAAAGATTTGCTCTTTTGTTAACTTATATAACTTTGATGAACTACTGTTAGCAAAAACTATTCCATCATACCCTATTAAATACTCTATAGGAGTTACTCCATTTTTAGCACATAAATCTTTTTCGCTTTGTTTAATAGCACGACTTGCATTAGTTACGTCAGGATGCCCCAGACCAATTCCTGCACAGAATAATTTTAATCCACCACCTGATCCTGTGGATTCAATAATAGGTGCTTTGTTACCTGTATTTTTTGCAAATCTTTCTGCTACTATCGTAGCAAAAGGAAATACAGTTGAAGACCCTACTACTGATATTTGATCAGCTTCTCTTGCTGATACCGATGGTGCTATCATACTTATAGCGATAATAATTGACAATACGTATCTCATTACGTTCTCCCTCGTTTAATTGTTAAAATTTACTTAAGTTTCTTCTTTCCATAGAACTTGCCAATCCCTTTCATGCCTATACTGGCACTTACAATTCCACCTAATGATAGTTGATACCATTGTGGCATTGCTTCCAGAGCAGCAAATCCTTGTGCCACTGTCTCTCTTCCCCAATCACCAGTAAAGGCTAGGATTAAAGGAATAGAAAACAACAGCAAAATCCACTCATCTTTCCATGATCCTTGAGTGGCACGTATAGCAGCAAGATCCCAATCAATATCCCCTGTTGCTTCCTTCATACGTATCTGTGCTTCAGCTTTCTGTACAGCAGTCTTGCCATCTAAATAAGAAGTAGCAAGACCACCAACTGAGCCTAGTAATTGTGTTATTGCATTAATCATCTGACATCCATAGTAAAGCTACTAAGTTATAAACAAGTGCGACATATATTGATATAACAAAGAATGTTAACATTTCCATCTCTTTCGTGCTTGACGTAATCTGCTGTTAGGATCTTTAGCCGCTTTAGGAAACTTCTTCATTTGTCCTGCAGATCTAGCACAATAGGACTTCCTTCTTTTAGAATCTTTACTACCTTTTTTCGGGCTACCAGTTACAGCAGTCTTTAGCTTTGAGCCGGGGTTATCTCTACGGTACTTTGCAACACCTTTTGCAGTCATCCCTGCACCAGACTTAGTGGGGCGTTTGTGTCCACCACCAATCGTGTGTCCTTTCATTGTACCTTTTTTGCTCATCTGTACCTCGCAGTCTTCTTTGCAATGCCTTTAGGTTGTTTGACAAACTGTTTACCTGCCTTGCCACCTTTAGCTTTAGCTTTATTTGTTGCAGCCTTTTCAGATGCAGATAAAGACTTCCAAGCAGCATCAGGGAGATACCTTCTTTTACCCTTTGAGGGTTTACCAGAGGAGGTTCTCCACTTTTGCTTACCCCAATCTTTAAGGGATTTTTGTGACTTAGCTAAAGCCATTACTTCTTTTTAGACATACCACCTTTAGCCATGTAACCCATCTTGTTACGTACAGCTTTAGGTAACTTCTTCATGCCTTTCTGGTTAGCCATTGGCTTTTTCTTTGCCATGCCACCACCCATCATTGCCATTTTCTTTTTTGGGGGTCTACCCATCTTTGATCCGTAAGTTCCTTTTCCCATTGGCATAGTATGTCTCCTTTATTTATAGCCACCACCTTTAGATTTATATTGTTTTGCAAGCATCTGTGCCTTACGTGCAGACCACTGACCTGCATTACCACCTTTACTCCCTGCTTTAATTCTTTTAAACAGGCTCTTTCTCATTGTGGGTTTCGTATAATTACCTGCTTTATTTACTTGCGACAATTACACTCTCCACCTTTACCTGTGACATATCCTGCCACAATACCTACAACACCAACAAGTGCATTGTTCAATAAGGACAGTATGCCCTCATCAAACTCACCACCATGTTCTGCTGCAATCATAAATTCATCTACGACTATGATACCTAATAAGCCCATCAAGCCTAACGCCAGTATCATTACTGTTATATGCTTCATTCCACTCATTTGATAAACGCTATATAAATACATAAGGCGAGTATAGCAAGTTTGCCATAGTCTAAATCAAAGACTGTACCCTCTCCAAAGTTTTTCTCAAACCATTCTCTATTAAACATTATCTCGTACCTCCGATTTAGCAGTCACCTGTACAGAAGACCTGCCTTTGTTCACATAAAGTCCGAACCATGCTGCACCTGCTCCTACTACGACAGAAACAAATCCTGCCTGTGCGTTGTTAGGATCGGGTAGTTTCATAAACCAGTTGCATGTTTGGTAAAACACAACCATATACGACAAGATTAACAACCTTGGTACGATGCGCCAATCATCTAGTCTCTCTGGTGTGATCATTTAGCCATACTTTCTTTTTAGATTAGGTTTAAATACATCTTTAGCGTCAAGCATACCCTCTAAGAACATGGATCTTTCAACATGATCTAAAGAATACTTAACGCCTGTATCAGACAAGATCTTCTGTCGCACATAAAACACATCAGAACGTGGAATATGGCAACGTCTTAGTCTTGCCTCATCTTCATCTGCCAGAGCTAGGTAAAATTCTTCTATAACATTGTCGCTAACATACATTCTAGGCTTTGACATGGCAGTAGTTATACTCCTTAAAAAGGTTTTGTCAAGGATAAACGACAGAGAACGACATAAATCTCCCCCCACCTCTAATAAAAATCTAAATCCCTACTTAAAGTAGTACTTAAAGTATTTATCTTTAATAATATAATAGAAGTAGGAGAAGTTCTAGTAGTACTTTATGTAATACATATAGTATTATACCATGTATCTACACTTTTGTCAAGCTAAAACTGCAGCTGACTAGGATTTTTTATTAAAGTATTGCAAAAATGTGCTTAACAACTAGGATTCACCTACATTTCGTCTATGTGTGGGTACAAGTTCATGTGGTTAACAGCTAAAATCCCCCATATCTGGCATTATGGGTATACAATATCCACGCCACCCCCACTGGAGCATGCACTATACCATAAGAATATCAAACTTTATTATAAAAACACTAGGTTTTAGCTATAATTTGGGCTAAGATACTGATATTATTACATTATTTATATAATAAAGGATTATACTATATATAAGAGACTCAGAGTCTGCACCAATTCTGTACCAAAAGTGCAAAAAGTTTAATCTTTGTGTACATCCTGCCTATTTTTTAGGCAATATAAAAAAAAGTACAACTAAGTTAATTTTTTTCTTGCAATAGGTAAAAAAAGGTTTAATGTAATGGTATGGCTAGTAAGTTGAATTTAGCTTGTAAGTCTAAAGTAACATCACGAACCTTTAGTGCAAACTAAATAAAAAATGATAGAAACCATGCCATATAATATAATATAAGACTAAGACTAAAATAATTTAATTAAGACTTGACTAAGAATAAAGAATAAAATAACGTAATAGCATGAACAAGTCGCATTAGTACAATGTGCCACTGTCTAGGTGATACTAGACTAGGTTAATCCCCTACTTGCCGATATTGTGGAAACGCATGGGCTAACTCTGACGCATACCTTATGTATGTATTGAGTGTCTTAAAAGGGTGGTAGGTATTCGACTAGGGCTTCGGTAAATTTGCCTAGTCAACCGAATGGGTTCAGTATAGATAGTAATATCTATTTGACGTATATGTGAAAAAAGTATACAGTAAATTGTAGGTGGTAGAGCTATGGTGACATAGGTGACAACTACCACCTATAATGTTTGGATACAATGTACCCACTAGAAAGAAATAGAGGTATTCTAATGAAAAAATCAACACAACATATTGTTATTGAAAATTTCTACAATCACTCAATTCTAGTAATGAGAAACGTATGCGAAAATCTAGACGGTAACCCAAGGTGTATTAGTGGTGCTATCAGATATTCGCACAACAATCACCAAGTGCCAAAGGGTAAAACCTTTTACGTTGGTAACAAAGAGTACAAAGCAGGCCAATGGCTACCTAGATTTGACGAAAAAGGTAAGCCTATTTGGACTATTGCTAAATAATTATTGACAACAATTTTAATTTAAATTAACGTGGGTACATTATATCTAAACAGGAGGTGGTGACATGACGATTTACTATAAGGGTAATCTATTAGGCGAAACGGATATTTTAGAAAAAGAAGTTGATGTTCTTACAGCTAGGTTAAGGACAATCGCTTGTAATCTAATGGACATAACCGATAAAATAGAGGATTTAGAAAGACGTATCCCATACGATGAAAAAGTACTAGTTGAGATGTTACATGACGAAATGTCTGAATCATTAAAAGATGAGAACATGAGAGATACTTGGGGTATGGTCAATAATTTACAGAGAAAGATAAGAAAGTTGGGGTGGTAATATGCAAATAGAACAAGTACATATAAGTACAATGAGTGGTAAGTTGTTAGGTTTAAAAGCCATATCAACTAACACTCTTACGAATGATTATTGTAATAAACAATATCATTCTGATGTGGATACAATCTGTAAGAATTGTTATAGTCATATTATGCTCAATTCTTATCGAAAGAATATGCAAGCTTGTCTTGAAAGAAATAGTAAGTTGTTGAGTGGTGCTGTGTTACATCAGCAACAGTTGCCGACTATTATGGATTTGTATTTTAGATTTCAGGCTCATGGTGAATTGATAAACATGAACCACCTTACAAACATTATGAATATATGTTTGAAAAATCCATTAACAACATTCGTGTTGTGGACTAAGCGTAACGACTTGATACAAAAGTATCTTAAGGATAATGAGAAGCCAAAGAACCTTATACTTATATACTCTAATCCAAAGAAGGGTAAGATAATGAGTAAACCACCTAAACATTTTGATAAGACATTTAATAATGTCCTAGAAGATGAATTTGTGGAGCAACAAAATTGTAGTGGGCAAAAGTGTAAAGATTGTTTGCTATGTTATAAGTTTAATGATACAACTACAATAGTAGAGAAAGTGAAGAGGTATTAATGGTAATATATTTAGATATGGATGGTGTGTTAGCTGATTTTTTTGGTGGACTCGCAAAGAAATTTAAGGTAAAGCATTGGAAAGATATTCCAGATATAGATGATGCACTAGCACAATTAAAAGATACAAGTTTCTTTGGGTTCTTAGATCTATTTGATACTACATATCCTATCGTAGGCTATATCAAAGAGTTGACGTATGACAAAGACTTTCCTCATTTGGATTGGGGTATATGTTCTACACCTTTGCGTAATGATAGAGATAATTCTGCCTATTGGAAACGCAAGTGGTTGGAAAAGCATAACCTTATGCCTGATAAGATACCTTACTTAGTGTTCACTCATAAGAAAGAAACTTATGCTACCCATACAGTAGATGGTACACCTAACATCCTTGTCGATGACAAGTATACTAATATTAAGAGGTGGATAGGAGCAGGTGGATTAGGTATACTGTGGCAAGCTAATAGAGATGGTCAAGCCAAGTTGGAAAGTGAATTACACAAAGCAATAAAGTTGGGGTTAAAAGTATGAAAAAAATAATATCCCTCTGTGATGGTATGAGTTGTGGAGCATTGGCTCTTGAACCTTGGCTAGATCAACAAGGATTAACATGGGATGATGTAGAGTATCATGCTTTTGAGATTGACAAGTATGCTGATGCAGTGAGCCGATACAACTACCCATTGATGCACCGACATGGTGACGCTAGAAACTACAAGAAGTTTATTGGTGATGACATCTTCTTATTGATGGGTGGCTTTCCTTGTCAGCCCTATAGTTTTTCTGGCAAGGGTGGTGCTACAGAGGATGAAAGAGACCTCTCCAACCTCATATTTGAGGCACTGAGGGATCTTAGACCTAAGTACTTCCTCTTTGAGAATGTACCCATGAAGAAAGAACATCAGGATAGAATCAGTGAGGGCATTGGAGTTGAACCCATTGTGGTAAACTCTCAAGACTTCTCAGCCCACCACCGAAAGAGATTGTATTGGACTAACATCAAGATAGATCAGTGGGTAGATAAGGGTATCGTACTCAATGATATACTTGAAGATGGTTTTTCTGATAGAGATAAATCATACTGTGTTGATGCTAATTATTTCAAGGGTGGATCAATGAAGATGTATTATGAGAAAGCTAGGAGACAGCTAGTCTTTGATACAGTACACAAAAGAGGGTGTAGACAGGTAGGCATAGCAGATATCAAAGGCTATGACATTATCAAACGTGTCTATGATCCAGAATACAAAGCACCTGCCTTGACTACCATGCAAGGTGGTTGGAGACAACCAAAGGTTGCAATGAATGAACTCTATTGGAGAAACCTCACACCTCTTGAATGTGAGAGACTACAGACTGTACCTGATGGGTATACAGAGATGGGTATATTTTCTGATGACTATACCTATGAGGATGAGAAAACTATCAGCAATTCACAACGATACAAGATGTTAGGCAATGGGTGGACTATTGCAGTTATATCACACCTAATGAAAAATATGGAGAAGTAAAATGAAAGCATACTTAATAGATCCAAAAGAAAGATCAATAACACAAGTCGAGCATGACGATAGCGACTATAAGAACATATCAAGAGCGATAGACTGTGACTACTTTGCAACGATAGATATAAATGAGCATGGCGATACGATTTATGTTGACGATGAAGGTTTATTAATTCAAGATGTGAAGTACATGTTTTGTTTAGATGGAAACTCAAACAATATATATGCAGGTAAGGGTTTAGTGTTAGGTACTGATGAAGAGGGTGAGAGTTGTGAACCCACCATAACATTAGATGATGTTAAGAAAAGAGTAACAAAATATTTTACAATAATATAGGAAGGTGATATGTACAGAGTTACAATATATAGAGAGGAGCTTCTTATCATTAAGTTTCTTGAAGACCTAATAAGTCAAGCCGTTGGTAGAGCTAGGCAACTAGGTCAGCATGGTGATCATGTGTACATACATGAAGTTATCCAAAGTGCAGATGGAAACTTAGATGAGGTGGAGTGTGTCTTAAAAACTACACTTCAGAAGAAAATAAATCTTGATCTTGAACAAGATATGGATATAACTATATAATACATAAAGTAATACTTAAAGATATACTAGAACTCCTACTTCTCTAGTAATCTATAGAAGAAAGAAGATAGATGAAGTACACACATAAAGTAAAACTTAAAGATGGATCTTATGTTTACAGATTCGTGTCACCTAAAGATGCTAGAGGTGCAGGGATAGTACAGAACCAGACCTTCAAGGATGGAAGGAAAGCAAGACATGAAGTTCCTAAGTTAATTAAACTCATTGATTCTTTTCGTAAAGGGATTGTGTTAGCAGGTAGGATACATCTTAACTCTAACTTTAATCAGGTTGTAGCACAGTATAAAAACACTGGTCAATTTAATTCTTTATCGCCTAACACAAGACGCACCTATGACTATATCCTCAACTCAATTTGCAAGACTAAATTATTTAGTCGTGAGCTTGGTGATATTACTTTGAAATACCTCACTCCTGCCCATTGTTCAAATCTTTATGAGCTTTGGGCAAGAGGTGTCAGTGTAGACAATGCGAACCAAAAGGCTAGGGTTTTCTCTATGCTGATGAACTACTGTATCTCTATCGGATTGATTAACAACAACCCTATGTCACGCATTAAGAAACGCAAGCACACCCCCAAGTCTATCGTATGGACAAAGGATCAGGTGGAACTCTTTCTAGAGACTGCATTTTCTAAGTTCAAGTATAGAAACATAGGCTTGCTTGCAATGATGTGCTATGAGTGGGGTCAAAGACCGACAGATATCATGCACTTGAAGTGGGATAACCTTGACTTTAAAACTAAGTCAGCCACCATCAAGCAATCTAAGAGAGGGGCAACAGTTCAGCTACCGATTGATGATGATATGAAGAACTACCTACAACAACAATATAATGATTGGAAATTCCAAGAATATGTGATCCCTCACCAGAACCCCTCTGATGGGTGCTACAGACCAATGTCTTCAACACAGGTATCCAACCTCGTAACTGAGGTGAAGTCTGAATGTAATCTTCCTGATGAATTACAGGTAGGTTTCCTTAGAAAGACTGCAATCAATGAGATGATAGAGAGTGGTGTAGATCAGTTGGCTATCATGTCTGTGACAGGACATCAGAATGTGCAAAGTTTAAACCCATACAACAAACATAACTACAGCACTGCAAAATCAGCACTAGACATGAGGAGAGAAAGATGATAGAATTTTTTCTTAAAGGAAACTATGACGTTAAGAAAAGAATAAAGAACAAACTAAAAGAAATAGCAAAGGAAGGAAATAGAAATGCGCTTGAAGGTTACAACAAAACTAAAGAAGGGTACGTTTATCTTATCACCAACCCTGCTTGGAAAGGGTGGGTTAAAGTAGGCATGGCAGTTGATGCTGAAGACAGATGTAATTCATTTCAAACATCGAGTCCATATAGAGACTATCAATTAGAATACTGTGGTTACTTTCAGAATAGGAGAGTAGCAGAAGGTAAGGTTCACAAGAAGATCTCTAAGATATCAGAAGATATTGGCTCTGAATGGTTTAAGATATCTGTTATTGATGCGATAAATGTTGTGGAGAAGGTGATGTATGGCAGATAATCCACACAAACCCTGCCCTTTTGAAGACTGTGGTTCTTCAGATGCCTTTAATTGGAATGATGATGGCTACGGATACTGTCATAGTTGCGGTGAATCCTATCCATCTAAGAATAGATTGAGAACATTCGATTGGGTCAGCCATGAGTACCCATTAAAGAGAAAGGTTAATGTCATGGATGTAGAAGTAAAAGGGTTTACTTACAACAACATAAGGGGTATTGATCCTGAAGTGTGTAAGCTCTATGGTATTGCAGTACACACTGATGTTGATGGCAAACCCATACGATATGCTTACAAGTATCCACACACTGTTAAGTACAGAGACTACAACAACAAAGCTAAGACTTGGATCAAGGACAGAGGCGTAGGTATGAACGAGATGTTTGGACCTGACTTCAACTCCAATAGCTCACAGAAGTTGTATATTACAGAGGGTGAATTTGATGCTGCCAGTTTGTTTCAGATTCTTGGGCAAAAGTATTTCGTCAAGTCTCTACCGTCTGCATCCATAGGTGAGAAGTTTATCAAGAGGAACTACGATTACCTCAATTCTTTCAAAGAGTTAATCTATGCAGGTGAGCTTGATGATGCAGGTAAAAGATCAGCCGAAAGAATATACGAAGCTTTCCCTGATAAGTTGTATTATGTACCTATGACAAAACATAAAGACGCTAATGACTTTCTGACTGCAGGTGATGCTGATGCTAAATCATTGATGTGGTCTGCACTTAAACCACAAAGATATTCACCAGACAATTTCTTTTGTTCTGATGAAGAGGTTAAGCAAGCTATACTTAATGAGAGTCCATACGACTACACACCAACAGGACATACAGGACTTGACGATAAGATCAGGGGTATAGTCAAGGGTGGTCTGACTTTTATCAAAGCCCCAAGGGGTACAGGTAAAACAGAATTGATTAGGTATATAGAGACAGGACTACTGAAGAACCCTGACATACGCATTGCCATGTTACATATGGAAGAGATGAAGTCTACAACTTACAGAGCTATGGCAACCTATGAGTTAGGTGTAAATGTAAGAACAAAAGATGATGCCATAGAGAATGGTGTGTCAGAGGATGCCGTAATTGAATCAGCATTGAGGGCAACTCAAGGTGAAAGAACGATTGTCTTTGAGATGAGGTCACATGATGATCCTATGAAACTCTTAGAGTACACTAGGCTTGCTTGCTCTGTGTACGGTGCAGAGTACATCTTTGTTGACCACGTTCAAAGACTTGCTTACCTTAGTCAGTCAGGTGTGGATGGTGCTACCTCTGTACTCACCTCACTTGGGGCAAGGATGGCTCAACTTTCTAAAGAGCTTGACGTTGGTGTGGTATTTATATCACAAGTCAATGATGATGGTAGGACTAAGTATGCCTCATCCCTTGAAGAGGAAGCTATCATTTGTATTAAGATTGATCGTGACTTAGAAAGTGATGATGAGATTGCACAAAATACTACTAACTTTATAGTAGATAAGAACAGACCTTTTGCAAAGTTAGGTCATGCAGGTAGCGTTTACTATGATCCTAAGACCACTTTGATGAGAGAGAACTACGAAGGTGAAGAGGATAGGATGGTTGCATGATAATCTTTGACATTGAAACAAATGGTTTGAACCCTGACAAGATACATTGTATGGTCTATGTAGATACAAACAGTGATGTTTCAAAGACCACTCATACTGATGACTATGAGTGTATGAAAGAGATACTCTTGTCTGGTAAGCCATTGTTAGGACACAACATTATAAGGTATGACATACCTGTGTTAGAAAAGATACTAAAGATCAAGGTTAAGTCTAGGCTGTATGATACCCTAGCTATGTCATGGGTTATGAATCCAACAAGATCAAAGCATGGACTTGATTCTTTCTATCAAGACTTTGGCATACCCAAACTGAAGATAGATGATTGGGAAAATCTATCCTATCAAGACTATGTAGATAGATGCACTAATGACGTTATGATTACTGATGCACTGTGGCACAACCTATTAGGTAGATTTATGAAAGTGTATGGCTGTAAGAAAATGCTTGACAAATTCTTTCGTTACCTTGAGTTCAAGATGGACTGTGCAAGAGAAGCAGAGAGTAGTGGTTGGAAGTTGAACACAGACTTAACTAACTCATTGATAGATCAATGGACTGAATTGCAGAACAATAAAGTAAAAGAACTTATAGAGGTTATGCCACTTAGAAAAATATATAAGGTACATACTAAACCAAAAGTGTACCAAAAGAAAGATGGTTCTTTATCTTCTCATGGTAAAAAATGGAATGCTCTTTTAGAGGAACATGGTCTACCCTCTAACTATATCGGTGAAATTACTGTGGTCAAGGGTACTGAAGATCCTAACCCTAATTCTACTGATCAAGTAAAGGATTGGCTAACCTCTTTAGGTTGGCAACCATGTACCTACAAGTACAACAAGGATAAAGAAACAGGAGAAGAGAAGAGAGTAAAACAAATCAGAAAGAATGGTGAACTTACAGAATCAGTAAAGCTTTTGATTGAGAAGAACCCTGCTGTAGGTGTGCTTGATGGACTGACTGTACTACAACACAGGCTAGGCATAGTGAAAGGCTTTGTAGATTGTGAGCAAGGTGGATATGTAAGGGCAGAGATAGATGGCTTGACCAATACCTTAAGGTTCAAGCACAAGAAACCTCTTGTCAACCTACCCTCTGTAGAAAAACAGTATGGCAAAGAGATTAGGAGTTGCTTAATTACAACACCCGGATATTTATTATGTGGTGCAGACATGACTTCCCTTGAAGATACCACCAAGAGACACTATATGATGCCATATGATCCACAATATGTAAAGGAAATGTCAGTAAAAGGGTTTGATCCTCACCTTGACCTAGCAAAACATGCTAAGTTTGTAACACAGAGACAGATAGATCAACACAACAGGGGTGAGATAAACCTGAAGAACCTAAGAAAGAACTTCAAGGTAGTGAACTACTCAGCAACATATGGTGTAGGTGCAGAGAAACTATCAAGAGAAACAGGAATGTCTATTGGTAAGTCAAGGAAACTTTTAGATGCTTATTGGGAAAGGAACTGGTCAGTGAAAAAGTTTGCTGAAGATCAAAAGATCAGGACAATAGATGAAGATATGTGGATACAGAATCCTGTAAGTAAATTCTGGCATTCACTACGATATGAGAAGGATGCGTTCTCCACAATAAATCAAAGCACAGGATCTTATTGCTTTGATAAGTGGGTTGCTTTCTATCGTGCTAAAAGATCAAACATCATTGGACAATTCCATGATGAAAGCATTAACTTAGTTAAAGAAGGAGAAGAGAAACAACATACAGAAGTATTAAAGTGGGCAGTTCAGAGACTAAATGAACAGCTAAAGTTAAATGTAGAGTTAGGTATTGATGTACAGTATGGAAATAATTATGCAGAAGTACATTAATTACTTGCATTGTAATAAGTAATCGTGTTATAATTTTTTATTAACAAATATAGGAGCATTAAATGGCTACAAGAAAAGTAAGAATTGAAGGTATCGGTGAGTGGGCTAGAGTGTTCTCTCAAAATCGTGAGATGACAGGCTACAAGCCTACACCACAAGCAGTGGGTGCTTACGAAGAGTGCAATGGTGCATGTAAGATTGACGTAATTATGAACGATGAGAACTACAAGAAGCTCAAGGCTTCTAAGTCTATGAAGACAGGCACTGATGATGCTTTAGATAGAGGTAAGAAAGTTACCTTTGTTCGTAAGTTTGAAACAGGTAGGGATTGGGATAGTGGAGAACCTATTGTTCTTAAAGAAGATAATACACGTTGGGATTATGAAGTAGATGGTCCTATCGGCAATGGATCTATTGTTGAGGTAACACTTGCAGTGTATGACATTAAGAAGTATGGCAACACTGGCACTAGACTTGAGAGAGTTAAAGTTCTAGAGCATAATAAGTATGATCCCAATGAGAACGATGAGTTTGCTACTCCTGCACCTAACAAGGAGCAAGCAAGTGAAACAGTTGAGGAAGAGATTCCCTTTTAGGAAACTTAAACCTAGAAACCTTGAGGCTAGAGAGTTATATACTCCTAAGTATAGTCTCAAGGTTATACCTGACAAAGCAAAGAAGATCTTTAGAAAAAGAAAACACAAAGGCTTAACTAATGAAAAAGATTGAATCACTTGTTGAAGATATCTATAGAACGATAGAAGGTAAGGGTGGTTGGACTACGATGATAGGTGACTCCTTTGGTAAAGGTCTTGCTTTGACTGCCAACCAAAGATTCTCTGAACCACAGAAACCTAGAGGGTACTTATCCCTCTCATCTGTTGGCACTCCTTGTGACCGTAAGCTGTGGTACAAGATCAACAAACCTAAAGTTGGTGAGCCACTTACACCTAATACCTTGTTAAAGTTTTTCTATGGTGATATGATAGAAGAATTGATTATAAGTTTATCCAAGGCAAGTGGTCACAGAGTTGAGGGTATGCAGGACAGACTTGATGTTCATGGCGTTAAAGGACACAGGGATGCTGTCATAGATGGTATGACAGTAGATGTTAAGTCTTGCAGTAGCTATGCATTTAAAAAATTTAAAGGGGGGAGACTTAGAGAAGATGATCCATTTGGGTATATATCACAGCTTAGTTCCTACGTCTATGCAGGAAAGGATGACCCACTTGTTACTAACAAAACACAGGGGGCTTTTCTGGCAGTTGACAAACAGAATGGACATATTTGTTTGGATGTTTATGATTTCACTGAAGAATTAAAAGATAAAGAGACAGAGATTAAAAACATAGTTAAGATGGTGGAAGGTAAGTTACCAAGAAAAAAGTTAGACCCAGTTCCCCAATCAAAAACAAGCGACAACAAAAAGTTAGGGATGGTTTGCAGTTACTGCGAATACAAACAAAGTTGTTGGGAAAATCTTAGGACTTTCATATACTCTTATGGTCCTGAGTACTTAGTTGAGGTCAACACTGAACCCAAAGTACCAGAGGTATTCACATGAGTAGAACAGGTAAAGCGAAGGGCAGGTTAGGTCAACAAGAGGTAAGAGATAGACTGTTGCACACGTTTCCTGAGTTTGAAAAGGATGACATAAAGTCTGCCATCATGGGTGACACAGGTGCAGACATACAGTTCTCTCCTCAAGCTAAGAAGAGATTACCTTTAGCTATAGAAGTCAAGAGGCGTAAGACAGAATTAAAAACTGTGTATTCCTACATTGAACAGGCGGTTAAGCATAGCAGTGGAGAGCCTGTTGTTTTCTATCGGTCAGATAAAAGACCTTGGGTTGTTATGATTGGTATGGAACACTACATGGATTTACTTAGGGATTGGAAATTAAATGACAAGAAGGTTTAAGATATGGGCAATCTCTGAAGGTCCTTACAGCATTGAAGAACTTATGCATGATAAAGACTATGAATTTGAGATACCTGATGAAGGAGAGTACTTAGTTGTGTGTAAGGTAGAAGAGAATGAAAAACTTAGAGAGGAAGAGTTTTGGTTCTTAGAGAAAGAAGATGCTTACAATTTTAAAAACTTTGTAAACAGTAAGATGGAAGCTATAGAAGTTGTAGATAATGATATTATTAGCTTCAGTGATTCTGGTAAAATGTGTTGACTTTTAGTGAGATTGGAGTATAACTATGAGCTTACGTTTTGAAATAACTTTAACAGTTGAGATTGATGAAACGGCTCACTTCTTAGAAGTTGACGAGGATAACCAACTAGATGTTGTTGAAGAAAAAGTTTCAGATTGTCTGTACGATTTAGATGATTTAAAAATATTAGACATAGATGTTATGAGGAGACTAGAGTGAACTACGATATAGAAACTTATGGACATGAAGTTGAGAAGTTAATTATAACTTCACACAATACAAGACTTGTAGAGAATACACTAGGTTTAGTGGGAGAAGCAGGGGAAGTAGCTGAAAAAGTTAAGAAGTTCTACAGAGACAATGAGATTTCTAGTGATGAAATTGTTAAAGAGTTGGGGGATGTGTTGTTTTATGTCACAGCTTTAGCAAATCATTTGGGTTCAAACCTTCAACAAGTAGCTAATGCTAACATTAAAAAGTTGCATGACAGAAGAGATAGGAACAAGATCAAAGGGTCAGGAGATAATAGATGAGCAACGCACTACCAACAGACTACCAACACTTTATTGCTACCTCTCGTTATGCAAGATGGCTTGACGAGGAAGGAAGAAGAGAAACGTGGAGTGAAACAGTAAGTCGTTATGTAGACTACATGGCAGAGCGTACAGGTTTAGATACAGACACAACGGAAGAGATCTGGGATGCTATACATAACCTAGATGTTATGCCATCCATGAGAGCCTTGATGACTGCAGGTAAAGCATTAGACAGAGACAACACAGCAGGTTATAACTGTAGTTACCTTCCTGTAGATGACCCCAAGTCTTTTGATGAAGCCATGTACATACTTCTTTGTGGTACAGGTGTAGGTTTCTCTGTTGAGAGACAGTACATTGACAGACTTCCCGAAGTTCCTGAGAAGCTCTTTGATAGCCATACTACTATTGTCGTTAGTGATAGCAAAGAGGGGTGGGCAAAGGCATTCAGACAGTTGGTTGCTTTACTTTATGCAGGAGAGATACCTACTTACAACACTAGTAAAGTTAGACCTGCAGGTGCTAGGTTAAAGATCTTTGGTGGTAGAGCATCAGGTCCTGCACCTCTCGTTGATCTATTCAAGTTCACAATCAACATGTTCAAGGGTGCAGTAGGCAGGAAGCTCACAAGCTACGAGTGTCACAGCATTATGTGTAAGATAGGTGAAATCGTGGTAGTGGGCGGCGTAAGGCGTTCAGCAATGATCAGTTTGTCCAACCTCTCTGATATCCGTATGCGTCACGCTAAGACAGGACAGTGGTGGGAGACTGCACCACACATGGCATTGTCTAATAACTCTGTAGCTTACACAGACAAGCCTGACTCTGAGACATTCCTAAGAGAGTGGACTTCACTGGTAGAATCTAAGTCAGGTGAGAGGGGTATCTTCAATAGAGTATCTGCACAGAAGCAAGCTGCCAAAAATGGTAGGAGAAATCCTGACCATGAGTTCGGCACTAATCCCTGCAGTGAGATCATACTTAGGCCACATCAGTTCTGTAATCTAACAGAGGTTGTGGTGAAGGAGAAAGATACTGATGAAGATTTAATCAGAAAGGTAAGACTTGCCACTATTTTAGGCACTGCACAGTCTACTCTTACTAAGTTCCCCTATCTCCGTAAGATCTGGCAACACAACACACAAGAAGAAAGACTACTTGGAGTTAGTCTAACAGGTATCATGGACAACATGCTGACCAATGGACTGCTAGTCAACATGGACAAGAGACTTCCAAACCTTAAACAAGTTGCCATTGATACAAACAAAGAGTATGCAGAAAAGTTTAACATTGAACCAAGTACAGCCATCACCTGTGTTAAACCTAGTGGTACTGTATCACAGTTATGCGACAGTGCAAGTGGCATCCATGCTAGGCACAGTCAGTATTACATCAGGACTGTACGTGGTGACAACAAAGACCCACTCACAAAGTTTATGATAGATCAAGGTGTATCTAGTGAGCCTTGTGTGATGAAGCCTGACACCACTACTGTCTTCAGCTTCCCTATGAAATCTCCTGAACGTTCTAGAATGAGAGACTCTATGTCAGCCTTGGAACAGCTACGTGTGTGGTTGATCTATCAAGAGTATTGGTGTGAGCATAAGCCATCCATCACTGTCACTGTTAAAGAAGATGAGTGGTTTGATGTAGGTGCATTTGTATTTAAGAACTTTGACAAGATGTCAGGTGTATCATTTCTGCCACACTCTGATCACGTTTATCAACAAGCACCATATCAAGAGTGTACAGAAGAAGAATACAATGATATGATTTCAAAGACAACTAAGCGAATAGATTGGGGTAAACTAAAAGATTTTGAAAAGGGTGACACTACCTCTGGCTCTCAGACAATGGCATGTAGTGGAGATTCCTGCGAGATCGTAGATATAGGAGCGTAGAATGACAACGATAAACGCTAAAGATGTTTGTACTATGTGTGGTAACTATGTGGATGATGACTTGAAATGTCCTGAATGTACAGACTGTAAGCCACACTCAACAGAGGATGCGTTTGACTTACCTGAAAGTACGAATGCTTGGAAAGATTTATTTAAGGGGGATTATGATCCTGTCAACAGACCGCCTCACTACCTTGTATCAGGTGGAGTAGAGTGCATTGACTACATGCGACAGATCTTAGGACTACAAGGTTTCATAGACTATTGTCATGGCAATGTGATAAAGTATCAACATCGTTATAAATACAAAGGGAAACCTGTAGAGGATATGGAGAAAGCACAGTACTATCTCAACAAAATGATAGAGGCAATGAAAGAGAAACATAAATGATTGTCAGTGCAGGTGTTATTTGTTTAGCTCTTAATGTGTACTACGAGGCTAGATCTCAAAGTACTGTAGAGCAAATTGCAGTAGCACAAGTTGTTATTAATAGAGTTAACGACAGTAGATACCCCAACAGCATTTGTGAGGTAGTTAAACAAGGTGAAAAAAATCCTGACGGTACAATGAAAGAAGACAGGTGTCAGTTTAGTTGGTACTGTGATGGTGCTGAAGATACCCCATACAATAAAAAATCTTGGGAGCTTGCATTAAGTGTTGCCAAATCTGTCCGTGATGGAAAGACAACGGACTTAACAGAGGGTGCAACACATTATCATGCTGTATCTGTCAAGCCTTTTTGGGCTAAGACTTTAAAAAAAGTTACAAGAATAGGTAAACATATTTTCTACAGGTGGGAGAAATAAATGAAGTGGAAAAATCTTGAGCAAGAGGCTAGGACTTTTAATAAGTCTCGTTGGTCAAAGCCTGCACAGAAAGCAAAACCCCTGACAACAAGACGATTCCTAGCAGGTCAAGCTATGGGTGGTCTTATTGCGAGGGGTCAAACGAACATGAAAGATGTGGCAAGAGAGGCATACTTGTGGGCAGACAGGATGTTGGAAGAGGATTAGTTTACTCCCATTCTTTTTTCCATAACATCAAAGCCAAAGTTTATTTCATCGTAGTTTTTAGCTTCATCTTCCATAATAGATAACAGTTCTAATCCATCTTTATGTTCAAGAATCTCAGAAAAATCCATACTCTCTAGGTTAGGTATTCCATAAACTCTACCTACCTTCTCCTTTATATTGTTAAGTTTACCCTTGTCAAATGTAGATAAATATTTTATATCTTTTAAATATTCAGGGGAGTAGTTTTCAAGCAAGTCAGTTGTTTGTTTTCTTAGTTTTTCTTGCAACCCACCTTGCCCAAGCAATAACTGTTTTTGAAATTTTAGATCTGCCATAAAAAAGTTAGGGTACTTTGCATAAAGTTGATGTGCAAGAGTTTCAAAAATAGGTGCGGCAAGTTTATCCATTTCGTTTTTTACTATTGGATCTCCATCCCATCTAGAAAATTTGTAACTTTGCATACCTATAGAATTAAGCATCATATGACCTAATGTATTTGTTGGCATTCGCCTAGCACCAAAAACTATTTTTCCATCACTGTAATCTCTCGCATATCTTGCCTCAAAACCCCTGACTATATCGTATCTGTTAGGTCTTACAACCTTATCACCTGTAATAGCTTCTTGAGCTACATCCATAAGACTGTTAATATATTTAAAAGCAGTATTGTAAGTCTTGTTACCTTGACGTAGATCAGGTATTGAACCATTGTTGTTAAATATATTAGACACAACATTAAAAGGTTCTAAAGGTCTAAGGATACCGTTTGTAAATCTCGCAACTCCGTCTGCAAACATACCTACAAATTCATTACTATCTCCATCTCCAGTAATAATGTCATACCATTTTTGACTAAAGTATTTTATCACTCTATCTGTATCTCTTACAGCAGAAAAACCTAAAGATAGACCAAGCTCAGTAACTAAATCAACAGGAATATTTTCTCTATTAAAGTTTTTAAGTATGTAGTCAACAGTTTCAACTGGATTTAATCCATTTAAGTCTTTAACTACATCCCTTCCATCACCACTTAAACCATGTGCTATTATTTGTGCTATTAATTCGGGTTGTTGAATAGGCCAATCAAACTCAGAGTTCATTAACTCTCCTTGATCATTGTAGTTTTGTTTGTAAGATCTTCCCTCTGAAACTTTTTCTATTCCAGAGTTACCATTACCAGATGCATCATAAAGAGTTCTATACACTAGGTATGTCCAACCAGTTGCCATCTTTCCCATTTGTTCAGATGTAACCATGTGATTAGGATCACCTGACATATCTCTCCATGTTGATCTTAAAAAATTAATACCTGAGTAATCTCCAAAAGTTGCTACAACAGTGTTTGCAAAACTTCCAAATGGAACTAGAAAACCTAAAGCAGTAGAGTTAGTCCATTTTTCTACCTCTGTAGCTATACTTAACCAAAAGTTTTTACCTTTTTCCCTATTTAAATTACTCCAATTTACAGATGCAGTTTGTCTTTGTGTTTGGTTTGCAGCTTTCATCAATACATCATCTACAAAAGATTGCGTATTAATTTTAAGTGCTGAATCCTTATCTTTAAAAAATACAGAGGGAGTAACACCATACTCTTTCATAATATATCTATTCATGTTATTAGTAAAAGCCCACAACTTTGTATACTCATCTTGTAGTTTCATTAATGAGAAACGTTGAGCAACCTTAGTTGTCTTGTCTATAACTTTTGCTGTAGTGGATTCTCCCATGTTAAACACTTCAGGACCTTTCATCATTCCACCGTCACCTGACATGTCTCTCATCAATTCTTCACGTACTTTAGGATTAGCGTCAAGCATCATCCTTGCAGTTTGTACGTTTAAATCTGGATCAAGAACAGCGGCCCCTCTTTTAGTTGCAGACATAAAGTTTGCCCAACCTTGTCTGCCATAATAGGCTGCTCTAGTTTGATCGTTTATTATTTTGTAGAATCCTGTTTGAGTTAGATTAGCTACAGAAGTGTAGTATTCAGCAGCTGTGTCTGCTAAATTTAAAGCTACGAAACCTTTTAAGTTTGTTCCTGTTGTACCCGGATGAGAAGTTAACATCCTTTTAAAAGTAGATAAAGCAAACTTTAATCTTTCGGGTGTCATTTTTTCGTCTGTTCTTTCACCTACCATAGCTTTAAAAGCTTTAGTTGCATCGCCATCAAACATATCCGTAGCAATTTTTAATCCTTTAACAGCAACAGATGTTACTTGATTGGTTCTAGCTCCTGAAGATGCAAGTGTTATATATCTAGATTCTAATTCTTTAGCAGTATAAGCTTTAAAACCTAGCCCAACACCAGTCATTTCTTCATAAGATTTCATAGCTCTTTCTACTACTTTATCGTCTAACCAAGTTATAGTGTTAGCCAGAATAGCAGTAGCCTTTTGATTTTCATCTACTGCATCTTTAGGAAATAACCAACCTGCATCTGACAAAGCTTCAAGATAGCCCTTAGTTATTTGTTCTCCATCTTTTGTTTTAACACCATTAAAAAACCATTGTAAAAAGTTTGCACTATTTTCATACTCTGGATCAGACTTATCTTTTAAATATAAAGAAGCTTCTTTTTTAGCCTCCTCCCACTTCTTTAAATCTTTTATATTACTTTTAATAATACCAAAATTAGTATCTACTGAGTTTACTAAAGGTTCATAACTCTCTAGGACTTTGTCTTTTACAATCTTAGACATAGGTTTTCCAGATCGTCTAACCGTTTCTATAACATCTTCAAAATTTAAAAAGTATTTCTCAAACAAAGGAGATCTTTTAAGTTCTTTATAAGCATAAGTTCCAGTGCCTACAGTTAATGGTAAAGCAGCGCCAGTTAAAGCAATAAGACCCAACCTATATTTATCAACCTCTTCTTGATTGCCCACCCTTACAAGATGCATTTGCTGACCTAAGTCAATAGCAACATTAATTGCCATATCAGGTAACATATATTTTAAAGTAGATGCTGCTAAATTTTTATTAGCAATACCTGCAAAGACTTTTTTTCTAGCTTGCAAAACAGATAAACCATTCTCTCTGTATTTTTTATATGAAGCTTTAGACAACCTATTCATACTTTCTGTCAAAGCTTTTTTACCACCTTTAGCTAGGGGAAGAGATACTAATTTACTTATGCCAAATCCTGCAAAGTTAAGGGGATCAAAAGCTAAACTTCTTCCGTAGTCCATAAGTGCATCGCCCATCTCTTTATAATTACCAGTACCTGAAAGAGATCCTTTAAAAGCATTTGGTTGAAGATCAAATAGTTTATAACCTGCTCCCATTCTTTCTCTCTCTGCATCAGTAGCTGTTATTCCTGCAGATATTTCCATAGAGGTTGTATAGAAATTACCTATCTCCCACGATCTCATATAATTTTGAAACTTCTCCCATCTTTTTTTTGGAGAAAACTTTTTATAATTACTAAACCCCCCAATTTTTCTAGCAACTTCCATCGGAATTTTTGTGCCAGTTTCAAATTTAGTTAGTCTTTGAATCATATTAGGGCCAAACCTAGCTTCAATATGGTCATCAACAACTTGCATAAGAGTAGAGTTATTATAAATTTCTTCAGGAAGTAACTCGTTCTTCTTTATTTTCTGTCCTGTTTCTAATAATTCAGGATAAGGAAGTTTTTTATCTTCATACTCTAGTCTTAATTCCATCATGTTATCTACATATTTTTCTACGTCAATAACACCGTTATCATTTCTTGCTACAAGTTTATCATTTAAATAATCTATATCATACCTAGTACCAATAGGCTTTCTCTCTTCCCCCGGTGGAACTTTTGGAAATGCAGTTGACTCTCCTGTAAGAAGATTCATTACCTCTGCAAAAGTAAGTTTGTCTTGTTCGGTATTTAAATTTTCCATATTATTTTACCCACCTTAAAACACCAGATGCCCCATAATATATTTCGCATACCCAAGAAATAAAAATTATTAAAGCTAAAAGTTTTGGTCTGTTTACTTCCCAAGGATGCATCCTTAGTTACTCCGTATATAAGAATTAATATCTGCAAATCTATCAGATCCTTCTACACCAAACTTACTAAACCAACTCTTCGGACTATACTCTTTATCAAAATATCCATACTTTTGTAAGTACTCTATCATTTTTTCTTGATACTCTAAAACACCTGTCCCAACAAGATCAGTTTTATCTAGATCTTCTTTAGTAGGTGAAGGTAATTTAAAATGTTTATCAGGAATAGTTTCATCCATAATATTTGACCCTGTAAAATCATAGTTACTAAACTGACCTTTAAGTGCATTGTCATAAATATTTTTAGTGCCATAAAAACTTCTTAAAAAACCTTTATCTATTTTACCACCTAATTTTAATTCCTCTAGTTTTCGTATTCTACCCATTACTAATTTAAGAGCTTCAACTGCAAAAACATCGTTAGGTAAATTTCCATAATCAGGTGATTTTTTATCTGTAACTGGAGTATTTAAATAATCATTTAGTTTTGTTCTGGTTATTTGAAGTTTTTCTATTTCAGTCTGATACCTTCTTGTTAGTTCCGTGTCAACAGAGCCTCTAATTTTAGTAAAAAACTCTGGATCAAAACTCTTTTTTTCTGGGTTTTTAAATCCGGGAACATCCATATTTTGAACAACCATATTTTGAAAGCCTGATAAAATACCTGTCATTAAATCAGTCATACCACCCGGATTTTGTTTTTCTAATCTTTGTAATAAACCTTCGTATGGCTTACTTTCTGTGGCACTATCAACAACTTGTTCTAACATCCTTGTAACTTCTTTTCTAGGAATGTTAGCATAACCTTGACCTGTATATGTTTTATAAGCATCTTCTAATGTTGTAACAATCTGTTCTCCTACACCTTCTTGCATATTAGTATTTCCAAGTAACTTAAATAAAGTTTCGTTTTCAACCTCCCATTTACCTTTTAATTCAGCTATTGCTTTTTTATTAGACATAGTTATTTTTTTACCAGTGCCACTTGTTCCTAAACTAAGACCAGTATTAAGACCAGTTCCACCTTTTTGTAAAATCTTTAATGTTTCAATCACCATCTTATCATTATGTTGATTGATACCAGTTTCATAAATTTTCTCACGCAGTTCAAACTCTTTAACATCTAAATCAAGTTTGGTTTGCAACATTTTTTGTTGTTGTTTATACTTACGTTGGTCACTTGCCCAATCATCATACTCCATTAATCCTGTAAAAAAACTCATGTTAAACTCTCCTACTCATAAGACCTTGCTCTGGTTCAACATCTGCAATTTCTTGTTGTTCTAACGGAACTACCTCTTCTTCTGGCATAGGCATACTAGCATCATCATCAAGCATTTCTAAATCAACTTCATCATCATCAGGAGAAGGTTGTCCACTTTCATTTATCATACCTTGTATATCTGTAATTCTTCTTGCTACTTTAGTAGCTCTTTCATCTAACAGATTATCAAAGCCCTCTTCAAAATCTATACCTGCGGCATTAAGTATTCCTATAATTCTTTCATGTGTAATAGGTGCGACATTAATACTGTTGTCTATGTTGTGTAGACCTTCCATTACAGCACTTCTTAGAATACCTTCATTCAAAGTCTTAACATCAACACCTTGTTTTGCAAAGTGAACAATGTCTTCTACTGATTCTTTAGTAGAAAGATTTTCTAAATGTAACTTAACAACATCTTGTAAGCTTGAAAACTCTGGAGGTCTTTCATAAGGTGCTGCTTTAGATTCAGTTGTTAGTGATTGTCCCGGTACAGGTAGTTCAAACGCTGTCATTTACTCCATCCTTTATATTCAAATTAGATACTATAACTTCTAAAAAAGCAGCTTCTTGTATTTCTTTAGGAGAATACTCAGGTTTCTCCTCCTGATTTTTAGGTTTCTTTACAAGGGATTTTTTAGATTGTGTAGATATATTTTCTGAGTTAGGTGAGAACTCTTGTTCTGCAAACCTTCTTAACTCTAACAATCTTTTTTTATAATCTAAACTCATTATCACTCTCCTGTTGTTACATTGCCTGCATCAGGAAACATCCAACCCCAAGCACCACCATCACCAAAAGGTGAGATACCTGTTGTTCCAAATAACAGTTTTGCAAAGAAGCTTGTCTTAGCTACATCTTCTTGCATACTAGTTTGCTCTCTAATACCTTGCAAAGTTTTATCTCCTAGTAGTAGTCTTGTAGTTCTTTCCATAGCATTCTCAGATCCAGTAAAAGCAAAGCTCATTATATCTCTTTCCCTCTGCCAAATCTGATCCATCACTTTATTAGTTAACCCATTAACATCTTTTGCGTATTGAAAATTAGATTGATTTAAAAAAGAATTGTTTGCTGTAGTTGTATCTTGTCTCCACTTAGCGTTAGCTTGTGCTATCTGTGCATACATAGATGCATTAAATTGTTCTCTTCCATTTTGTAATTCAGAATTAAATTTTAAAATAGAATTGGTTTCCCCAGAGTTAAATTGTTTCATAGCATTAGTCTGCGCTGAATTAAATTGATTTAATTGAGATTGCATTTGTGCAAAGAATTGATTGACTTGGTTATCACTTGATGCATTGAATTGAGCGTTAGCATTAAATGCAGCTGTGTCACTAAGTAAAGTATTAGCCATAGTCTGTGCTTTAAATATCTCTGTTGCCTGTGCATTACTAAGGTTAGCCATGTCCATTTGCAAGAAGTTCTGTGCATTTTGAACTTGAGCTTGTTGTCTATTATTTAAACTCGCCATCTCTAGTTGAGATATCTGAGCTGCTTCTGCCATCACAAGAGCTTGCTTATTACTTAGGTTTGTCAAGTTCATAGTCTGTGCCATCTTAGCATTCTCTAATGCAACCTGCTGTTGAGCATTAAAGTTTATATTAGCAACTTCACTAACCTTTGCAGCATTCATTACCTTGGTCTGAAAGTTTTGGTCAAACTCCATCTGTAAAAAACCTGCTCTTTGTCTTGCACTTTCTAATGCCATCTGTTGTTTATTACCTGCATCTATCTGTGCTATAGGTAAAGCAGATTCCATTGCAGCTTGTATCATAGCTTGCCCTGCAAGAGAAGACGCAGATAAACCTCTTGCATTAAGCTGTGACATAACACCTCTCATTGCACCTGCTGCCCAAGGTGGAGTGTTACCACCCTCAAACTGATTCATTAATCCTGTTAGTTCATCTTGAACTGATGCAGCTTTTACTTGCCCTGTACCAAAAACTTCTCCAACTTTTCCTTGGTCAACAGTACTTCCTGAAACCAATTCACCTTGATCTAATACTCTTGTTGGTGTACCCTCTACAGTAGTTGCAGTACCTTGTTCAGCTTCCATATCAGATATCTGAGTAGAGTCCTGCGTCACACCATCTATTGTTTGAGATACAGAACCTTGTTGTGCTTGAGTATCGTCTAATACATTTTGCACATCTTCTTGTGTTTGCCCTAGATCTGCTTGTGTTACTTCTGGTTTATCTGGTGTATCGGCTGTAGTAACTTGATCAACCTGTGCAGGATCGTTTACTATAGGTGCTACTCCTGAAGTCTGACCTGTTGTAGATTCTAATACAGTACCAGTTTCATTACCTGTCATTTGATTAGGAGAAGCTGCAGCTACATTTTCACTAGGGTTAACAACTGCTTGACCTATTAAGTCACCTTGTTCTTGAGCCATCTCGTCTTCATTTAATGTAATAATATTACCATCTTTATCTTTTACTGTAACAGTGCCACCTTCATTCATTGCTGTAGTTTCTTGTTTAACAGGTACATATCCCTGTGGGATTCCTTGAGAAGCTGTCCATACACCCTCATTATTATAAACACCTAGTATGTAAGTGTTCATACCCATAGAGTTTCTGTATAATCTTTGTTCAAGTTTACCAATAGTTCCTGCTGCTGTTTTCTCTGCAAGAGTCTGTGGTCTAATTAATTGTGCCTGATCTTTAGCTCTTTGTTCAAAGTTCTTAGACTGAGCTTGAGTTTTAGATTCGTAAGTTGGAACATCTACTTCAGTCGTACCTTCTCCACCTTCTAACGTAGGGGTATCTGAAACTGTATCTTCCATTCTATTAACACCAGTAGGTAAGTTCACACCTTCAGACGTAAAAATTTCTAGTGCTTTATTAACATCTTCTGTAGAAGGTTCGATAGCAATACTAGCAGGAATACCTTCAGGAGCTACAGGTTGAGATGGTACTACAGGAGTATCATCAGTATTATTATCATCTTCAGTATCGTCATCAGTATCTTCTCCATTTTGTGTTGACCAAGTCGCTTTACCACCACTAATTAAATTATTATTATAGGCTTGCATTGCAGCACCATAATTAAGTTTAGCTTCTGAACCATCAGGAGTTTGTAACATAACAGAACCATCATCAGCTACATAAACATTAGCACCCTGATTAACTAAGTCAACTACTCTACTGCCTCTATTACGTAAGATTCCATCACGACCACCATAGTCTCTTGCACTTACGTTATCATTACCCCATGATCCTTTACTTTTGTCAGTAGGGTCTATCCAATTCTCACCTGACATCTTTGGATTACCAAAAGTGCTACTAAGGTATTGTGTTTGTTTATCAGAAAGATCTACTGTTTCTTTATTAGTAAGATCTGAACCTAGTGTATGACCACCTGAAACATTAGAGACTAAGTTACCTGACGAATCAAGATCAACAACATTACCTGCAGCACCATACTTTTTAACAGTGCCATCTTCCATCTCTTGTACAAGAGTACCTGAGTCATTTATGTAACTATTCTTAATTGCCATCTATTTAATCCTTGCTCAATACTTTGTCTAATTTATCTTCTACTCTATGCAATGCATCCATTACTTTTGTAAGGTCATCTCTCATCTCTTTACGTGTTACATACTCTTCTCTAGTTTTGTTCAACAGTATGTCTATACGTTTGACTTCTTGTATGAGTCCTCTGAATGCCCATACAGCAGGAGCTATTACTAGGGTTAAGATGATGTTCCAAAACATCCACATACTAATTTCCATTAACTACTCCTGAATTGACTTTAAGTACCAGACTAACCAACCAAAACCTATCACTGTGCAGAGAAGAAAGAGTATGAATAATCCCTCAATAATTCTATCTTTTATTTCCTGTTGTCGGTACAGTTGTTCTTGTCTTGCTTTTCTTATCTTTCCTTCCATGCCAAGGAGTTCTTCCCATGC